AGTCTCGAAGTCCTGAACGGGATTTATTATTCCGATTGCCTGCAGTCGCTGATCGAGAACTGGGAAGCGGCGATGGACGACGGGCTCGGGCTCGCCGAGACCCAGACGAACGGGCGGATGCTCGGTATCGAGCTCGACCTCGATCAACTGCTGCGCATGGATTCCGAGGCGATGATGCGGACCCTGCAGTTGGGCGTCGGTGCGGGGATCTACGCGCCGGACGAGGCACGCCGCAAGGTCGACCTGCCGGCCGTCAAGGGCGGCAAGAGTCCCTATCTGCAGCAGCAAAATTTCAGCCTGGAAGCCCTGGCCGAGCGCGATGCAAATCAACCGTTCGCCAAGCCGACGCCTGCGCCGACCACGGCTCCCGCGCTGCCGGCGCCCAACGGGGAGGACGAGGCCAAGGCATTGATCGCGCCGCTCGTGGCCCGGCTCGCAGCGCTCGAGACGCGCGATCCCGAGGCCGAGCTCGCCGACTACATCGCGCGGGAATTGAGCAATGCGTAACCGCGACGACTCGCCACTGGTGGCCGGGCAGGTGGCGGACTTAAACGAAACACTCACGGCGATGCGCGACACGATGGCGAAACGTGCGCCCGCGCAGGTGACCGTTCACGTCCCGGAGACGCCCGTCACCGTAAAGGTACCGGAAAATATCCCGCCGAACATGCACTTCAACTTCGCCGCGCCCGAGCCGACGCAAGTGAAGTTCGATGTTCCGCAACTGCCGCCGCCGGTGGTGAAAGTCGACGGTCCGCAGATCACTGTGCTGCCACCCGTGGCACGCGCCTACAACGTGCGAATCACGGAACGGGATGAAAACGGCTTTATTTTGGCCTTTGTAATCACGCCAGCTTAAATAAGGAGCAGCGGCCATTGCCACGCTAACGTTCTTTGATGAATTCAAGCGCCGCCTGGGCGACGGGGACATCGACCTCACGACTTCGACCGGGCACGTCTTCAAACTGTTTCTTACCAATACCGCGCCGAACGTCGACACGCACGACGACAAAAGCGACTTGACGGAAATCAGCGCGACGGGCGGTTATGCTGCCAAAACGATCACGCATACCTGGGCGGAAACTTCGGCGGGTACCGGCATCTGGCGCTTCTCCGGCGGGGCGGATCAGGTGTGGACGGCGAGTGGCGGGACGTTTGACACCTTCCGCTACGTCGTCTTGTACGACGATACACACGCAAACGATGCGCTCGTCGGGTATTGGGACAACGGCTCCACCGTGAGCCTCACCGACACCAACACGTTCACCTTAAATCTCGATGCGAATTTCGAGATATTCACCTTAGACGGCTGACATGAGACGCACGGCAGGGCTGGCAGTTTTTTTCCTGCTGCTGGGAACAGCCGCGCGTGCGCAAACGATTGCCGTGTCGCTCGATGTGCAACCGCGCACCTTCACCGTGCCCGCCACGCTCACCGTCACGTGGAATGCGCCCGAGGCGACCGGCTGCACGGCGAGCGGCGGCTGGAGCGGGGCCAAAACGCCGAGCGGCACCGAGCAGGTCGCAGGCGCCGCGGGCGAGACCACGTTCAACTTGAGTTGCGCCGGGGCGGTGGCCCCGAAGACGCTCTCGTGGGCGAATCCCACGAAGAACAGCGACGGGTCGAACTACACCGACCCGAAACACACCGAGGCGTATCGCGCAGCGACCGCCGGTGATCTCACGACGGCGGTCGGCGTCGCCGTCGCGCATCCACAAACGAGCTACGTGTTTCAAAATCTGCCGGTCGGGATGAACTACTTTGCCACCAAGGCCGTGAACCAGGCCGGCGCGAAGTCCGATCTCAGTAGCACTGTGAGCGTCGATGTGCAGGGCAGTACGGGTAGCGCAGCGCCCGTCACGGTCACCGGCAACGCCGAACCACCGCCCCCGACGGGCGTGGTGACGGCCTCGACCACGGCCTTTGCGGTCAAGCCGAACGAATTGCAACTGCGCTACGTGCTCGACGGGATCGTCGGCACCGTGCCGCTTGGGGTGCCGTGTGACGAAAACCGACAGATCGAGGACACCGGGTATTACGCGGTGAATCGCGCGATGTACGTGACCTGGACCACCGGGCGGCGGCCGAAGACGGTGGTCGTTGATTGCGAGGCACCCTCGCCATGAGCACCGCACTACGAGCGATCCTCGCGGGCGCGGCGTTGCTCATGCTCGGTTTGCAGGCCGAGGCGGCCTGTACCGGATCGAGTCCGACCTGGACGGCGAGCGCGGACCAGTCATCGGTTTCATCCTGTCTCTCGTCGGCGTCGTCGGGTGACACGATCAAGGTGTCGTCGGGGTCGGCGACGTGGAACACGATCACCCTGCCGTCGAAGGACCTGACGATCACGGGCGCCGGCAAGACCGCGACGATCATCACCTGCTCATCGGGTATTTGCCTGCGAGTCCCACCGAGCCGGACCTATGTCATCTCCGGCTTCGAGTTCAAGGGCAACGGTGGCCTCCTGATTCATCGCGTCGATGCGGCGGTGCCGGGCAAGAGCCATCGCATACACCACAACAAGCTCACCTTCACCGGCGGCGGCTACGGGTCGATCGACATCGTTGGCGAGCCGACCGTCAATTGCAACGAAACCAACCCGATCGTGCCGACGGTGCTCTACGACAACAACGAAGTGATCAATCTGCGGTTCCTGGCCGACGGGACCGCCTGCAGCTTTGGCGATGGCACCGCGCAGCATCGCATCTGGGCCAAGGAGCCGCGGCCGAATGCGCCCGTAGGTATTTCCGCCGAATCGTTGTACGTCGAGGACAATACGATCCACTCGACAGGCGGGCTCATTAACTTTATCGACGCCAACTATTCGGGTCGCTACGTAGTCCGCTTCAACACGATCACGGCGGCAGCGGGGGCGTACCGTCCATACGCCGAAGTGCACGGCGTGCAAGGCGGCAACCGCGGCGTGCAGTGGAAGGAACTGTACGGCAACGTCGTATCGGACACGCCCGACAGTGCGGATAATTTTTTCGGGCTCTTGTTCATGCGCTCCGGGTCGGGCGTTGTGTTCAAGAACCGCGTACCCACCACCTCGCAGACGATGCGCATCAATCTGCAACGCGCCTGCGAATCGGTGAGCACGGCGGGCCAGTGCAACGGCTCGAGCAACTGGGACCAGAACACGAGCGGCCAGGGCGGCTACGCCTGCCGGGACCAGGTCGGGCGGATGAAGGACAACGCCTTCTGGACGCCGGGCAGTGCCTACGCGCAGGACTTGATGCCGTTCTACTTCTGGAACAACTACAAGGGGACGGGTACGACGCAGGACGTGCCGGAGCTGCATTCCTCGCCCTCGTGCGCCGCGCACGCAAGCCACATTCGGCAGAATCGCGAGTGGTACACGGAGAACACGTCTTTTAACGGCACGACGGGCGTTGGCTCCGGTAGTTTTGCCAACCGTCCGAACACCTGCACGACAGGAGTCGCCTACTGGGCGACCGACCAGGGCGAATGGAACAGCAAGGCGAGCGGCCCGGACGGACAGCTCTACAAGTGCACCGCGACCAACACCTGGACGCTGTACTACATCCCGTACACCTACCCGCACCCGTTGACCGGTGGCGGGAGTAGTCCGACCGTGACGCCCAATCCGCCGACCAACATCACCGTTACCGACTGATCGATGGAGACGCGCTACGTCAACACCGCAAGCACGGCGGGCGGCGACGGGACGACGAACAATACGGCCGGGGCGACCCGTGCCTTTGCGACGCTGCGTGAGGCGCTTGATTCGCTGCCCGGCACGCTGACCGACGCATACACGATCTATTGCTCGGGGTCGGCTGCGGACACGAGCGACGTGGACCAGGCGCCGTGGGACTTCGTCACCTCGCCCACGAACTACCTGCTGGTCACCACGCAGGGCGCGCAGCGCCATTCGGGCGTGTGGAATAGCGGCATCTATCGGCTGGAGAAGACGGACGACAGCGTGCTGCACACCAGCGGCGTGTGTCACGTCCGACTGGACTGCCTGCAGATCAAAGTGACGCTGACGACGGGTTCTGCGGTCGGGGTACAGTTGGGGCACCCGAACAAAACGCTATCCAACATCGATTGCCGAGCCACGAATTGCATCGTGTGGGGCGTGGTGAGCGGCGGCAATCTCGGGGGCTTTGCCGAGCAGCCGTTTGATGCCGGCGCTTCGGGGACGACGGTCTACATCAACTGCATCGCGATTGATTGCACGAACGGCTTCCCCACGCAGCGCGCCGGTTGTCGGATGTATAACTGCGGTGCCTATGGCTCTGCCAGTTTCGGATTCGTCGATGACGACGGCGGCGCGATTGCGCGCAATTGCCTGGCGAGCAGCAGCGGCGTGGGCGGCTTTGTCGGCACCTTCGGCGGCACCGGCACCAGCAACAACGCCGAGGACGATGGCGGCGGGGCGCCGGGCACGAGTTCCTTCAGCGGGACCACGTTTACCTTCGTCAACGCGGCGGCGGATAACTTCCACCTGGCCGCAGGTGATGCGGGCGCACAGGGGCGGGGCGTGGATCTCTCCGCCGATGCGACCTACCCATTCAGCACGGACATCCACGGCGAGACGCGCACGGGCAGTTGGGACATCGGCCCGGACCAGGTGACCGATATACCGCCGATCTCGAACCAAGCCGAAACACTGCACGTCATCCGCAGCGGCATCCGACTCAACTAGAGGACTCTCATGGCTCGTTACTCCATCGCTGGCCGTGGCACGGTCGTCGGAACCAACGTGCGCGCGATTGCGTCGCTTTTTTCCCCGGCGAGCGGGGCCGGCAGCATTCGCGAGATCGGGGTCGCGAATACGACGGCCGTCGCGGTGTGCGTTGGCGTGATTCGCTTCTCGGCCGCAACGAACGTCGGCACCGGATTAACCGAGGCCGAATACAACACGCTCAAGGCGGTGCCGGTGTGTACGGGCTTTGCGGGCCATACCGGCGATGGCACGACCAGCGGCGGAACGATCGTGCAGACGACGCTCGGCGCGGCGGTCGGCAGCGGCTGGGTGTGGACGTTTGGCGATGAGGGCTTGCAGATTCCAGAGGGGACCGCGAACGGGATCGGGATCTACATCCCGACCGGCACCGGGCAGATCCTCGATTACTACATTTTCTGGGATGAGTGACCTTGCGTGACTATCACCGTCGACCTGGTCACCGAGGCGATACGGACCGGCACCACTTCTCCTGACACCGCGAGTCACGGCGGGCACGCCTCGCTGGTGAAGGGCGTCTTGATGGCGCTCATTCACGGCACGTCCGCCACCGATCACGTGAGCGCCGCGAGTTACGGCGGTGTGGCGATGACGCGCATCCAGCGCAACACGGATACGGCGACCGAGGCGGGTGCGGCGGAATGGTGGGCGTTGCTCGCCTCGCCGACGCAGACGATCCCGCAGGGCACGCAGACGCGATCGTATACGCCGGGTGCGACCACCGACGACATCCAGTGCGTGACGATCACGTTGCTCGCAGATACGCCGTATCTGCAGATCGCCTCGAAGGGCGGTGTAAACGAGAACATCGCCAATCCGTCGGTCGCGCTCATTACGGGCGGCTGGTCGGGCATGGCCTTTGCGGCGATGTATAGCGGGCTCACGGACTTGACCGCCCCGGTGACGGCGGGCACGAACTGCACGAACGTCTCGACGCAGGATCTCGTCGGCGCCTTCACCTCGCGGGTGATCCGGCAGACCACGGGCGGCACCGCGCCCTTCACGATCGCGATGACCTCGGCGACGGATGACTGCGCGTTCGCCGCGATCATGGTGGTCGAGTATCTGGAGACGCCCAGCGTCGTGATGGCGCCGCACATCCCGCCGCGCTGGCCGTGGTGATTTGTGGCTGAACGTCGCTGGCCGCCGCCGACCTTCCGCCGGGTCAGCGAGCGAAAGGTCAGTTACCCGGTCGGTGGGCTGGCACCGACGGTCTCGGGATCGACGGATCTGCCCGCGACGGGTGCGGCGCTCGTTCTCACGGGCGGCACTGCTTCGCTCACGACGGCCTTTGCGCTCGTTGCGACCGGCGCGGCGTTGCTGCTCTCGGGGGGCACGGCGACCTTGGCCGCGACGGCCAATGTGTCGCTCACGGCGACCGGTGGCGCGCTGGTCCTGACCGGCGGCACGGCGACGCTGACCGCGACGGCGCACGTCTCGCTCCCAGCCACGGGCGGGACGCTGGTCCTGAGCGGTGGCGTGGCGACGCTGACGGCGACGCAGCACGTCATCTTGCCGGCGACGGGTGGCGCGCTGGTCTTGACGGGTGGCGGCGCCACCCTCGACACCGCCGGTAACGTGGCCGTCGCGGGCACGGGCGGCGCACTGCTGCTGACCGGGGCGGCTGCGTCGCTGGACCAGGGCTTGACGGCGGCCGCCGGGGCGTTGGTCCTGGCGGGCGGCACCGCGACGCTGGTCACGTCGGGGCACGTCATCCTCGACGCGATCGGCGGGACGCTCACGCTCTCAGGTGCGGCCGCACCGCTCGACCGCGGATTGACGGCGGCGGGCGGGACGTTGCTCCTGTCGGGGGGCACGGCGGCGCTCGAGCGCACGCTGACGGCGGCCCCGGGCGCGCTGCTCTTGAGCGGTGGCACGGCGACGCTGGCGTACACCGCCAACGCGACGTTGACCGCCACGGGCGGCACGCTGCTCCTGAGCGGCGGCGGGGCGACGCTCGAGACGGCGGGCAATATCACGCTCGTCGGGACGGGCGGGACGCTCGTGCTGTCGGGTGCGACGGCGCCGCTCGACCGCGGGCTGACCGCGGGTGGTGGCAGCCTGCTGCTGTCGGGTGGCACGGCGACCTTCGCGCAGACCACGCACGTCACGCTGGTCGGCGCCGGCCGCCTGCTGCTGCTCACGGGCGGGGTGGCGACCCTCGCCACGACGACGCATGTCGTGTTGCCGGCGACCGGCGGGACGCTGCTACTCAGCGGCGGCACCGCGAGCCTGGCGAGCACTGCCGGGGCGACGCTGCACGCCACCGGCGGGGCGCTGCTGCTTTCGGGCGGCGCGGCGGATCTGCTCACGACCGGGCCGATCACGCTCGATGCGACGGGCGGGGCGCTCGTGCTTTCGGGCAGCGCCGCGGTGCTCGAGGTGGGCACCGGCATCCCGCCGCCCGTGATCCCGCAACGGGGCGCGGGGCCGGGACCGCCGCTGGTGCCGCGGGACCTGGCGCGGCGGCTGCGGATTGAGAATCAAGACATCCTGGACATCGCTGTAATCCTGGTGGAAATCATCAATGCCGGACGTTAGCCAATTTGGCGAAAAGATCGTCACCACGGTCCGCACGTTCGTGGCGCGAAGTCTCGCGCCGCTTGAGGCGCGGGTGGCGGACCTGGAGAAAGCCTGGACGCTGCGCCCGCTGCCGGAGAAGGGAGACAAGGGCGATAAAGGTGATCCCGGCATCGGTGAGAAAGGCGAGCGAGGCGAGCCCGGACCGCCGGGTGTTGGGATTAAGGGAGACAAAGGCGAGGACGGCATCGGACTGAAAGGTGATCGCGGTGAGCCCGGACCGCCGGGCCTCGGTGAGAAAGGCGACAAGGGTGATCGTGGCGAGTCAGGAATCGGGCTGAAGGGCGAGAAAGGCGACAAGGGTGATCGTGGCGAGTCAGGAATCGGGCTGAAGGGCGAGAAAGGCGACAAGGGTGATCGCGGCGACCCGGGGCCGATGGTGTCGGAGGCGGAAATCACCGCGCGCGTTAATGCGCTGCTTGAAGCGCGGTTTGCGCAATACGTGCTAGAGCATGAGCGGCGGCTGCCGGACATGCTGCAGGCGATGGTTGACCGCATTCCACGACCCAAAGACGGCAAGGATGGTGTCGACGGGGCCGACGGCTTCGACCTCCGTCACTTCTCCGTCGAGCAGACCGACGAGCGCACCTGCATGTTGCGTTTCAAGGATCTGCGGCGCGAGGTCAAGCACCCGATCACGTTCCCGGTACCGATCCAGCGTGGAATCTGGAAAGACGGCCAGCAGTACCGGAAAGGCGACGTGGTTACGTGGGGCGGGTCGTCGTTTATCAAGCAAACCGACGAGCCAGGGGGGAAGCCAGAGGAGTCCGCACACTGGCGGCTGTTCGTGAAGCGCGGACGGGACGGGAAAGATGGCGAAAAAGGCGAGAAGGGCGATACGGGCAAGGCGGGGCGCAACGGGCGCGATCTCACGCAACTCGGGCACGACGGGAGCAAGTGGTAATGGTCGCGCTCGTGAGCCTCACGGCGGCCAAGCAGCAGTTGAGCATCGACCCGACCTTCACGCTCGACGACGCCTACATCACGGCGCTGATCGAGGCGGCGTCCGGCGCCGTCATCAACTATCTCAAGGACCGCGCCGACCGGTATCTCGACTCGTCGGGGGGCTTCGAGTCCTCGGGCGGTCCCGATTCCTCGGGAGGCTTCGCCACCGATACCAGCCTCACCGATCCGCCCGACTTCGCCGGGCCGATCGCTCAGGCGGTGTTGATCTACGTCGGCATCCTGTACCGCGACCGCGACGGAGCGGAGATGGAGAAATGGGACAACTATCCGCCCGCGCCCGTGCGGGCGTTGCTCTATCCGTTGCGAAAGCCCGCCCTCGGATAGTGGGTACGCCGTGGGCCGTGCCGCGGGCCTGGCCGGGCGAGACGTGTGCGGTCCTGGCCGCAGGGCCGTCGATGTCGGCGGCGGTCTGTGCGCAGCTCCGTGGGCGCTGCCGGACGATCGCGGTCAACAATGTCGGCATTGATACGGTCGACAGTACGACGGGGGAGCTCATGCGGGCGCCGGCCCCGTGGGCCGACGTGCTTTTTGCGTCGGATGCGAAATGGTGGCGCCAGTATCAAGCGCGGGCGATGGCGTTTGCGGGCTTGAAGATCACCAGCATGAACGGGCTCACCTGGGAGGGCTTGCATAACGTCGCCTTCTCGCCGCGGGCGCCGTTTGACGATCGCCCGACGCACATGGTGAGCGGGGGCAACTCGGGCTACCAGGCGGTGCATATTGCGGCGCACTTTGGCGCAACGCGCATTTTGCTCGTGGGTTTCGATATGCGCGAGGTGACGGGACGGCGGCACTACTTTGGCAATCACCCGGCGCCCTGTAACTCGAAGGGCCGCTTCCATCTGTGGATTCGGAACTTTCAAAGCCTCGCAGCGTATCTCGGCGCACAAGGCGTACAGGTGGTCAATTGCACGCCGGGCAGCGCGCTCAAGGGGCTCAAGGTGTCGACCCTCGATAAGGAGTTCCCGGTCTTGACTACCGCAGACGCACAGGTGGCCTGATGGTCGGCATCCGGGCGGGGCGTCTGCGGCATCGAGTGACGTTTGAAGAGCCCGTGGAAGCGCAGGACAGCTCGACCGGGGCGGTCGAGGTGATCGACTGGGTGCCCGTCTTTGAGGATGTCCATGCCGAGGTGATGTTTCGCGTAGTGCGCGAGGCGGTGGGCGGCGGGCAGATCCAGGTGACGACCTCGGTTGTCATTACGGTTCGATGGCGCCCGGGCTTCAATGCGAAGCAACGGATTGTCTGGCAGAGCTCCGACGGCGAGCGGGTGTTTAATATCGCGGGCGTGCTGCCGGATACCGCCACGGCGCGCATCTTCCTCGAGATCCCGGTCGTTGAGGTGGTTTGAATGGCGGACGATGGAGTGCAGCGTTCGTCGCTCGCCTACCGCAAGGCCAAGGCGGACATCTGGGCGGGTAAGGTTCCGCCCAAGTATACGCGGCTCCTGCCGTACATCACCGGCTCGCCGGTGCTCGAGATTGGTTCCGCTGAGGGTGTCCTGTCATTGATGCTCGCCCGGCGTGGCGCCAAGGTCACGGGCTTGGAGCTTCGCGAGGAGCGGCACCGCGAGGCGCTGCGGCTGCGGGAGCACTGGGGCGTCAAGGGGACGACCTTGTTTGTCGGGGACATTCGCGAGCATCTGCACCTTCTGCAGGGCAAGGCGACACTGGTCGCGGTGCGGACGATGTATTACCTGCGCGCCGATGCACCCGCCGTGATCGCCTATGCGGCGGCGGAAGGTGTGTCGCGCGTCGTGCTGTGCGGCAACGGTAATCGGGCGGCGCGACACTCGTTCAATCCGCACGACACCGTCGGCTACTTCAACCGCTGGGCCTCCGTGCCGGGGATGCGACTATTGCTCGAGAGCGCCGGATACACCATCGACACAGTCGTCGCGGAGGGCGATCCGATCGTTGTCGGGATCGTGCGGTGATCGACGCCGTTCGGGTGTCGCCCTTCGCGGTGACCCACAAGCTCTCCTGTGACCTCGATGAGACTGAGGCGGCCGAGTGGGCGAGCAAGCCCTACGCGCCGCTCGAGGGCACGATCAAGCATCGCTCGATCATGGCGCGCTATGTCGAGGGCCAGCGCTGGGAGGACACGCCGCTCTTCACGGAGATTTATGCACGGCGCCTGGCGCGCGATGGCGAGGTGCGGGGCTGCGAGACGATGGAAGCGCTGGCCGAGCAGTATTACACCCGGGTCGATGCGCTGTGCGCGGACTTGCGCCAGCACGGCTTTCGCGAAGACCCGGAGAACAGCATCCCGGTGTTGATCGGCCCGGGCGGGACACTCGTGATCGGCAACCAGGGCAACCACCGTATCCCGATGGCAAAGGCGCTCAAGCTCGACTCGGTGCTGGTGCGGGTGCGTGGAGAATTGAAAGACGTGAACGTGCAATTCGAGCCCGTGACCTTCCACCCGGAATTGCACGAGGGCGCGCGGGACATTCCCGCCATGACGACCGGCGCCGAGCGGCTCGCGTATTACGAACTCGCGAAGGCGGCCGCCCCGCAGGGGACGGTCGTGGAGTTGGGCACCTGGCTCGGGGCGGCGACGGTCTTTTTAGCCGCGGGGCTGCGCGATGCGGGCGTGAAGTCGCGGATGCACGCCTATGACCGCTTCCAGTGGCAGGCGATCCACGACTACAAGGCGGGATTTCCGCTGCCGAAGAAAATGTATGACCAGTTCCGCGAGAACCTAGGACCGCTCAACGAGTACGTGCAGGCGCACAAGGGCGAGATCCTCGCGCAGCGCTGGGATGGCTGGCCGATCTCGTTGCTGGTCGCCGACGGTCCGAAACGGGTGAAAGAGATCGTGCAAGTGCTGCAGGTCTTCGGGCGCTCGCTCACCGAGGGCGCGCACATGGCGTGGCAGGACTTCGCGTACTTCCCAGCGTATGACCTCCCGGCGTGCCTGGACCCGCTCGAGCAGGCGGGGCAGATCGCATTTGTGGACTCGGTCTATCCGGGCACGACGGCCATCTTTCGGGTGACGGGCAAGGTGAGCCCGAAGCCGATCCGGCCACTCACGCAGTGGACCCCGGCACAGATCATCGACACCTGGAGTCGCTGGCGCGAGCGGCTACAGCCCGGAATGCGCCCGCGCTGGATGTGCGGGGCGGCGATGTTCCTGTGCGACCGCGGGGCGACGGAGCAGGGCGCGAAGCTCTTTCGCGCGCTGCTCGCGGAGTATCGGCCAGAGATCGCCCCGAAGTGGCAGTACCTGAAAGACAAGCGCCCGACGGTCGCGGCGAAGTATGCGGCGCTGGTGGCCGTGCTTGACGCCGCATGACCGACCGGCTGACGGCAGATGAGCTCGCGGCCTTGCCGCCCAAGGCGCGACGTGACCCGAAGACGGTGGCGATCTACGCAGAGTTTGACTATCTCACGGCCTATGCGATGCACACCGATCGACGGGTACTCACCGAGGGGATCGGCCCGGCGGCGGGCGCGGATGCGAGCCGGGACAACTGGGACAGCCACGGGGAATTGCAGCGGGATTTTCTAATCTCGCAGGGACTGAGACCTGAGCACGCACTGCTCGACATCGGCTGCGGCGGCGGGCGGCTCGC